AGGAGAAAAGAAAAGATGGAATTTAGAATCGGTGATAGGATCAGGTTTAAGCATGACGCAAGCGAAATAACGGTTCTTGTGGTTCGAGCGATGCTAGGACATGCTGGTTTGTTGTGCGTTAGCGAATGCGGAAAAAGGGTCGCTTGGGCGCAACCCGATGAAGTGGATTTAGAGCACAGACCTGGACCAACGGCGAAGGAGGAAATACAGCAAGCAATCCGCGAAGTGTTGCTAAGCGAGGAGTTCTTGAAGGCGTTCGCGGCGGCTTGGTTAAAGACGCCGATACTGCATGCAAGTGAATTGCATTTTGGCACGAGCTACCGACAAGGAGAATCGAAATAATGTACCAAATTCGTGTCAGTAAATTCAATCATCCAGAACAAACCGAAGGCCAGCACACAAACGGGCCGCCTACAAAATTTATTAGAAGAAATGGAGGTCGCTGGTATATTGTGGAAGTCCGTTTGACTGACGAATCAATAAATCAGTACATTGAGAAGTACGGATTTGAGCAATTTGTTTTAGCGTACTGTTCCCCTCTAGGAGATGTAGCATGACTGACGCAATTCACCAAGCTATCAAGGAATTTGAGACAAAGCGGATCGAGAGGGAAATATTGAGTGCTGTAGATCGCCGATACTACGACATGCGTCATCCCAACTGGAGGGATGAATTAAAAGAGTACATGGAAAAGGCTAGCAAGCCAAAGCCAATTCAAATCAACTTAACAACTAACACGAAAGGAAACTAACATGAGCGACGCAGTAAACAAACCAGCACACTACAACCAAGGATCGATCGAGTGCATCGACGCCATGCAACAGATTTTGACCCCTGAAGAGTTTCGCGGGTTCCTCAAGGGAAACGTTTTTAAGTATCTTTGGCGTGAGAAAGGCAAAAACGGCATCGAGGATCTACGCAAGGGCAAGGATTATTTTGATTGGCTGATTGAGTTGGTTGAGAAAAGCGAAGCAGAACAACTAGCCACCGGGGAAGGTACCGGGGAAGTCACCGGGGAAGTCAAGCACCCTCTAGGATGCCCCGATGGTTGGCGATGGGTAGAAGTTGGCGAAACATTGCGACGTGGAGACACGACCAACACAATCGACGAGATACCGGAAACCTGCATTGATACTAAGTGTGTCGTCAAGCATTTCGCACTTCGTCGCAACAAGTTCGAGGTCGGCGAGAAGGTGGTTGATTGTAGGTCGGGAGTGGTTTTTACGGTTCAGCACTTCAATAAAACGCGTCAAATTGTTTTTGTTGATGGTGTTCCCGATGGAATTAAATCAAAACATTTCGCCCCCTACATCGAGGAAACAAAGTGAGCCGACCTAGGATCAAAATTACGCTTCCGTTTCCACTTGCGACTCACAGTCACAACAAGGGCCACTGGAGATTTAAGGCAGGGCCGATTAAAGCGATGCGGGAACATGCTTGCCTACTTGGTCGTCAAGCGGTTGCAGAGCATGGAAAGATTGTTGGGGCGTTTGAAATGTCCTACACCATTCACGTTCCAGACATGCGACGACGCGACACGGTGAACATGTTGCAACAGTGCAAGCCCTACTTAGACGGCATCGTCGATTCGGGATTGATCGAGGGCGACCACTGGGAAGTTTGTCAACTCAACGAAGTCAGTGTGTTTCACGACAAGGGCATCAGTGCGGTCGTTTTGGAGTTCTGGAAGTGAACATTTTAACATTTGGAAGTTTATTCGCAGGCATTGGAGGATTTGATCTTGGATTTGAACGAGCAGGACTTGAATGTCGATGGCAAGTTGAAATCGACGACTACGCGACGAAGATCCTCGAAAAGCACTGGCCGAAAGTCCACCGCGAAAGAGACATCCGAGAATGCAACTCAGACAACCTTGAAAGAGTCGATTGCATCATCGGCGGTTTCCCCTGTCAAGATATTTCCTACGCCGGACGAGGGGCAGGATTGGCCGGAGAGCGAAGCGGATTGTTTTTCGAGGCCGTTCGCTTGGTTCGAGAACTCCAACCCAGAGCAGTTGTCTTGGAGAACGTGGCAGCGTTGCTTACTAGGGGGATGGATAGAGTTCTCGGGACGCTGGCCGAGATCGGGTATGATGCTCAGTGGCATTGCCTACCGGCTGCCGCCGTTGGTGCCCCGCATATCAGGGACAGGGTGTTCATCATCGGAGTACAACGTATGGCTGACAACACCAACTGCAACTATGAGCGTACGATCCGAAAGTGTTCGGAATTCAAACAGGATGCCACAACCAGCAGAGATTGCGACTGGAAAGATCCCTCAGAGATGGCCAACGCCAGATGCGAATTGCGGCAACCGTGGAGCATCAGCGAATCCAGCAGCGAAGAAACATTACACGGGAACACAAAAGCAAACGACGATCAACGATGCGGTGAAGATGTGGCCAACAGCGAGAGCGTTTATGCACAAAGACTCGACAACCGATCGCGGGAAGTCAAACTTGGGCGAAGTAGTTGGTGGGCAGTTGAACCCGCAGTGGGTAGAGTGGCTCATGGGGTTCCCTCCCGGGTGGACCGACTTAGATGCTTAGGCAATGCGATTGTTCCGCAGGTGGCTGAGGTGGTTGCGAAAATGACGTTGGAGGCGATCAAGTGACTGGTCGCTACGCCAAATGCCGAAACAACAGCAAGTCTGCTGTCGGTTTCGACTACGACTACCAAGAGGTTCCTTGCACTACTCCAACGTCAGCACGGCCAGGATCGCTTGAGAAGATCGCGGTCCTAATCGAGAGGGTTGAGAGGGGCGAAAGCCTGCATCATCCCGACGACAACAAGCAATCCGCAAGCCATGAGGACGCGATCAAGGCTAGGGACTACTGCATGAGAATTTCCAAAAAGATTCCCAACTGTGATTGACTTAGTTTCGCTTCGCGTTCCACAATAGGGGCGGAGGGTGAAAAATTATGAAACTGGACGGACTTTTGAAAAGCAAGCGATTTTGGGCGGCTGCGGCTGTTGTCGCTGTCGTGGTCCTCAAGGACAAGGTACCGCTTACCGAACAGCAGATCCAAGAACTGGTCTTGGCTGTTGGGGCTTGGATTGTGGGCGAATCGATCAGGCCGATTGACGGTGGCAAGGTGGCAGCATGAATTTCTTAGAACGACTGCAGGAAGCCTCTAAGGATCAAGAGGCAACGTTCGCTGAATGCTACACCTTGGCAGACGGAAATCAGATCAAGGCAAAGCGGTTGCTACGCAGAAGGCTTTTCGCAACCTACGGACTAGATCCAGCAACGATAGCCATGATTTTTGCCCTGATACAGTTGGCTTTCAAGGCTTGGAAATGGGCCAAAGACAACGGCTACCTTGCGACTTACAACTACAAAGACGTCCCGTTGCAAGCGATCCTGCTTGAGTCCTATAACGCTGGCGAATTGCCCGAATCTATCGAACCTGATTTGGTATTTCAGGCTTTCGACGATGGCGACGATTAACACATGCCCTAGCCAACCCGACCTTTCCGATACCCTTAGCGTCGGAGCGTTGGCAGGGCTGAAACGGAGTGACGATGGCAGAAAAGAAAGAAAACTGGTTGCCTTGGATAATCGCGGCGGGTGCGATCGCTTACGCCTTTTGGGGCAACCAGCAGACGGAACAAAAGCCCTCCAAGCCTGCGGTCGCGGCGGTAGTTCGTACCACCTTGCCAACGATCAGGGAAGCCTATAGATCGGCATTTCTTGAGGCGGCTAAAAAGATCGAGGATGGCTCGATTAAGGATCAGGAAGCTTGGACACGGTTTATCGCTGAGAATGCAGGGGCCAAACAGCGTGAGGCTCTGGACAAAGTCTATCGCGCCATTGACGAACTAGACCTGCCAGCTAGTTTCGCGGGCAAGGAATCCGAGATCGCCAAGGTCAACCGTCAGATCGCGGAGGCTTGGTAGCATGGAGTCTCAAGAGCTTTTTGACGAGTGCAGAGCGTTGGCACGCAGCGAAAGCTTGTGGCAGATCCTAGCTATCTTTTCGCTTGTGATTACAGCTCTACTTGCCTTGGGCCTTGCTAGTCGAGAGTGGCAAACGGAAGTTAGGTTGCGATCGCTTGAGGCCCAACTTCGCGACTACCAAGAGGATCGCTGGAAGGTGACTTTGGCCCATGAGAACGGCAAGTCGGCCCTAGAGCGGGTCAAGCGTCAAGAGTCGGCGATGCGTGAAGCGATCGTGTATCTCGATCGACTCAACGAAAGAACGAGGGTTAAGTAGATGGCTCAGAAAAATTTTTGGGGTTGGTTAAACATAGGACGCGACGGCCAACCGATCGAGGGCGAATCAGGCGGCGGTCAGCGGTATGCAGCGGTCGAGCACAGCAAGCCAAGCCTGTTTTGGGGGGCGGTTTATTGGGCCTTTCTTTCGGTCAGCATCGC